AATGGCGGAACGGTAGCTACTGACACAGTTGGCGCTGTTCCTGTTGGCCTTACCCAACTAAACATTGGTACGGATGATCGTTTGGCAACGGTTAATTATACATCCAACCATATTAAAGCCATTTCTTACTTTAACTCACGGCTTCCTAATTCATCGTTACAGGCATTAACAGCATGATCGACCTTTATCTAAAAGCCGTTACTAAGGCCGACATGGATGCTGCATTGCTGGCGTCGGAATTGTTTACCGACCTTGATGGTGAACTTTATCCGGTAGACGCAACCACCTTAATCGACAGGGTGGGCGCGTCGCCTTCTGACAACGCCGAGGACGGCTATTTTGTAAACCTGCGCCTTGCGTATGCAGACGAGGCCCCAGAGGCTCTGGTGGCCATGCAAACGTCTCCTGTAACCCCTTGGCGTGTTTGGGCCTAAAGGAAAAGTTAAATGCTTCCCCCAACCTCTACTTTGCAAAAATATCTTGGCATCATTCATACCTACGATAATGATTTTAAGAAATGGGATGGGCGGGTCGTAAAGATCATCCGGCGCTATCGTGATGATACACGCGGCGCATCCGGCAATGAAACGGCCAAATTCAATATCCTTTGGTCCAACGTGCAAACGCTGGTTCCTGCGGTTTATGCCCGTATGCCCAAGGCGTCAGTATCCAGGCGCTTTAGCGACAATGACCCTGTAGGCCGGGTTGCGGCATTGTTAGTCGAGCGGGCGCTTGATTACGAAATTGAGCATTATTCCGATTTCCGTTCATCTATGAAGAACGCGGTTGAGGATCGGTTCCTTGGCGGGCGTGGTACGGCTTGGGTGCGTTATGAGCCGCATATTCGCAAGCAAGACGTTCCTGAAGACGGTTATCAAATTACCGAAGACATTGAACAAGGCGAATCAGCCGAGGGCGCTAATGAAGCGGCCCTTTACCCACAAGACCTTACGGCAACAACTGAAGAACCAACGGACGTTCCAGAAGAAATTGAATACGAGTGTTCTCCTGCCGATTACGTTCATTGGAAGGATTTTGGACACTCGCCAGCAAGGACCTGGGAAGAAGTAACTTGCGTATGGCGTTGGGTTTATATGACCAAGGACGCATTGACCGAACGCTTTGGCGAAGATGTTGCCAAAAAGATACCGTTTGATACTTCGCCCGAAACCTTGACCAAAATGGGTCAGGCCAGCAAGACTAATGACCGCGCCAAGATTTGCGAACTTTGGGATAAAGAAACGCAAAAGGTCTATTGGCTTTCGGAAAACTATGCAGACGTTATTGACGAACGTGATGATCCATTGGGTTTGGAAAACTTCTTTCCGTGCCCAAAACCCCTATTCGCCACGACCACTAGCGATACGCTAATTCCCGTTCCTGACTTTGTGCTTTATCAAGACCAAGCCAATGAATTGGACATTCTTACGGATCGCATTGACGGCCTTGTAAAGGCCCTGCGCGTCCGTGGCGTGTACGATGCTAGCCAACCTGCCCTACAACGTCTTTTGACCGAGGGCGACAACAATACGCTTATCCCTGTAGATAAATGGATGGCGTTTAGCGAAAAAGGCGGGCTTAAGGGCGCTATTGACCTATTGCCAATTGATACGCTGGCTGCGGTGCTTATCCAGTGTTACCAAGCGCAATCTCAGATCAAAGGTCAAATCTACGAAATCACGGGTATTTCCGATATTATCCGGGGACAAACGGCAGCGTCCGAAACTGCAACGGCCCAACAGATCAAAGGCCAGTACGCGGGTTTGCGCCTACGCGCCATGCAAGACGGCGTTGCCATGTTTGCAAGCGAACTTCTGCGTATGAAAGCGCAAATCATTTGCACCAAGTTTCAATCGCAGACTATCCTTGAATATGCGGGCGCGGCTCAAATGAGCCAGGCGGATCAACAGATGATTCCGCAGGCCTTGGAATTGCTGCAAAACTCGCCTCTGCGGGCTTTCCGCATTGAGGTTGCAGCCGATAGCCTTGTTCAACTTGACGAAACGCAAACCAAGCAAGACCGTATGGACTTCCTTAATGCGTTCTCAAACTTCCTGCGCGAGGCATTGCCTATGGGGCAACAGGCTCCAGAAATGGTGCCTATGCTTATGGAAATGATGCGCTTTGGTGTCGGCGGCTTTAAACAAGCTGCGGCCATTGAGGGCACCATTGACGTTGCATTGCAACAGCTTGAGCAAGGGGCTGCAAAGGCCAAACAGCAGCCTCCCCAGCCGTCGCCAGAACAAATCAAGATGCAAGCCGAACAGCAGGCGGCACAAGCCCAGATGCAAGCTGATATGCAGCTTGAGCAAATGCGCGCCCAAACCAATATGCAGATTGAGCAAATGAAGGCTCAAGCGGCTGGCCAGATTGAATTGCAAAAACAGCAATACGAAGGTCAAATTAAGCTTCAAGAATTAGCGGCTAAGGAACAATTTGAAAAGTTCAAAGCCGAGCTTGACGCAACGACCAAAATTGCAATTGCTCAAATTTCTGCCAACCAGAGTTCACAAGGGCAACAAGTTTAAGATGGCTAGGTATCGCGCAATATATGATTCACGCGGGCTGTTGTACGAAATTGAAAACGATGAAGTCGTTTTTATGCGGGATGATTACGGTCAAGAAACTGAATCAGGCCCGCAGGTTATTAGGGACATTGAACCATACAAAAGCATGGTCGATGGCAGCATGATTACAAGCCGTTCCCATCATCGTGAACACCTTAAGCGGCACAATTGCTTTGAGGTCGGTAACGAGAAAATAGAAAGCCGTCCAACGCCAACACCCTCGGCAATGGATCGGCGTCAAGCGTTGCACCGTCAATTAGGTGACATGAGCGACCGTCAGGCCAACAAGATACTGGCGCAACTTAGAAGGTAAGGAATAATATGACTATTGAAGAAACTGGTCACGAAATTGATGATTCTGCTATTGATCGCAAGGAATTGCTTGCTCAGCAGTTTGACGAAATGTCTGAACAGAAAGAAGACCCTGTAGAAATTGAAGCTGTTGAATCTGAAGAAATAGAAGAAGAAGTTGAGGAAGAAGTTGAGGAGCCTATTTGGAAGCGCCCTCCTTCAAGTTGGAAAAAAGAATTTCACGAAACATGGCAAGGCGCTGATCCTAAGCTACAGGAATACGCCTGGCAGCGTGAAGAAGAAATGCGAAAGGGCGTTGAACCCCTTATCACCAAGGCCCAGTATGCCGATCAAATGCAAAAGGCATTTGAGCCATATATGGACACTATTCGCGGCAATAATTCTAACCCTGTTGACGCCATTAAAGGTCTTATGGAGGCGGATCGCGTTTTGCGATTTGGCAACCCAGAAGAAAAACGATCCTATATGGCTATGCTGGCCAACAATTACGGCGTTGATTTAAACGGCGTAGCGCCGCTTCAAACGGGTCCAATTGACCCAAAGGTCATCGCGCTTCAAAACGAACTTAATAATATCCGTGGCGAAGTTTCTGGCTGGAAGCAACAACGCGAAGAAGCCGAAAATCAAAGTCTGCTTGGCCAAATTGATCAATTTGCACAAAAAGCAGAATATTTTGAAGAAGTGCGACCAACTATGATCCAACTTCTTCAAAACGGTATTGTCAACACTCTAGAAGAAGCCTATGAAAAGGCTATCCGCCTTGACGACAATCTTTTTTCTGAAATTCAGCAAAGCCAACAAGCCAAACTGGAAAGTGAAAGAAGGGACTCGGCCAATCGGGCTGCGAAAGCGGCTAAGGCAGCAGCGGTCAGCGTTAGAAGTTCCACACCAGGAGTTCCCACGGCTACCAAAGCGCAAGACAGACGATCAATGCTGCTCGAACAATTCGACGGTATGAATGATCGTCTTTGATTTAACTGGGAGAGATTAGTATGGCTTTCGCCAATTCCTCGATCAGCGACATCATTGCGACTAATATCCAAAGCCGCAGTGGTGAACTCGCTGACAACGTAACGAACAACAACGCCTTGCTCCGCCGTCTTAAGGACCGTGGTAACGTCAAGACGTTCTCCGGTGGTAACGTGATTTTGCAAGAAATCATGTACAACGATTCCACGACCAACAACACCAATAGTTATTCTGGCTATGAAGTGTTGAACGTGTCGCAAAACTCGCCAATCTCGGCGGCCCAATTCAGCATTACTCAATATGCTTCTGCTGTTACCATTTCCGGTCTGGAAATGATTCAAAACAGCGGCAAGGAAGCCATTATTGACCTGCTTGACGGTCGCATGAACGTGGCTGAAGCCCAACTCGCCAACCGTATCGGTAGCGACATTTACGGCGACGGCACGGGCAATAGCGGCAAGAACATCACGGGTCTGGCTGCGGCTGTTCCTGATGCTCCTGGCAGCGGCACCTACGGTGGCATCAACCGCGCTTCCTTCTCCTTCTGGCGCTCGGTTAAGTATTCCGGCGTTACCGATGGTGGTTCGGCGGTCAACGCTTCCAACATTCAAGCCTATATGGACTCGCTCGCGGTTCAACTGATCCGTGGTACCGACAAGCCTGACCTGATTGTTGCCGATAGCAATTTCTACAAGTTGTATCTGCAATCCTTGCAATCCATTCAGCGTATTTCGGACTCCGGTTCGACTGCCGCTGGTGCTGGCTTTGCTTCGCTGAAGTATTACGGCGCTGGTATGGCTTCGGACGTTGTGCTTGATGGTGGTATCGGCGCTGCCGCTACCGCAAACCATATGTTCTTCTTGAATACCAAGTACCTGATGTTCCGGCCACACGTTGACCGTAACTTCGTTCCAATCGGCGGCGAGCGCCAAGCCGTCAACCAAGACGCCATTGTGAAACTGATCGGCTGGGCGGGTAACTTGACCTGCTCCGGTTCTCAGTTCCAGGGAGTTTTGATAGCCTGATTGCATAAAATTACGATTTGATATATATGTTTCCTTGTAATTCATAGGAGGCATATATGTCAATCGGAAGACCGAAGTCGGATGAAAAAGAACGGTTTCTAGCAAAGGTAAAATTGGTAGAAAATGGTTGCATAGAATGGCAAGGTACGAAAAACAGAGGCGGTTACGGAAAGTTTTACTTTAGGGGAAAACAAGACGTAGCGCATAGGGTTTCATACGAGTTATTTGTTGAGCCAATTTCAAAGGGTAAGTGGGTTCTTCACCGATGTGACAATAGAAAATGTGTTAATGTAGACCATTTATTTTTGGGAAACTGCAAAGACAATATTTTAGATATGGACACAAAGGGTAGACGGGGAACCAAAAGTAAGCTTACTTATGCCGACGTTGAAAATATTAAAAAGCTTCTTGCTGAAAGATATTCTCAACAAAAAATTGCTGAAATGTTTAACGTTCATCAAAGCACGGTTAGCAACATCAAGCTAAACAAAACAACCATGTTTTTACAAGAAAGGATCTAAGTCATGGCTAGTACTTTTGCTGCTACCCCCACTATTGGGGTTAATTTTGGTTCTACCGATCCAACCCCTAGTTTTTCGGTAGGCACTCCCGTTCTTGGCAACCAGAACGATACTTGGGTTTATGTTAAAGCATCTGGAACCGTTGCCGTTGGCACTTGCACGGTTGACGCATCCTTTAATGTTACTGATACGGCTGGAAATTATACTTCTCCTGTGGCGTTTGCTTCTGGTGAGTATGGTTGGGTCACTAAGACCACGTCGCCTCTGTAATAATAAACGGGGGGCAGTCGTTGGGGATTGCCTTCCGTTTTTTATCTCCCTCGGAAAGGGGTTTAACATGACTATTCCTTCTCGCGTTCAGGGTTCGGGTATTTCCCCCCTTGCCACGCAATCCATTTGTGGATCGGCTACAGTCGGCCTTACAGCCACGGGCACCAATGCCGCTACCGCGCTTCAGCTTGAAACCTCGTACAATGTTGTGGCCACTACCGCCGCATCTACAGGCGTTAAGTTGCTAAAGACCGAAAATGGCGCAAGTATGGTTGTTGCCAATAACGGTGCAAGTTCCTTGACGGTTTATCCACCTACCGGGTCCACCATTGACGGTGCTGCATCTGTTGCTATTGCGACTACTAAGCGTCGCGTTTTCTGGGGAACCAGCGATACAGCCTGGGTCTCCCTTCTCGGAGCATAATGTATGAATTTGGATAGCGATGTTTCTAACGCCGACTCCTTCATGATGGTGGAGTTTTACGAAAACAATTATGACTCTGATTATCCGGGGTCAATTTTTGTTCGGATTATGAATCCAGGCGACAAGACAAACATTGTAGAACAGCCTTTGCGGGATGACCACAAAACTAGGTTTCATCGTCAATGGCTGCATTTTCAATCCAAGAACGCAGGCGCTGCCTTTATCGGTACGCCACTAGAAAAATGGAACGCTGATCGACCCGAAGAATTTAATCATATGCAAATGTCAGAGATGCATATCCTTAAGTTCCAAACGGTGGAACAAATTGCTACCGCTTCGGACGCTCAAATGCAGCGTGTTGGCATGGGTGGCTTTGGTATGCGGGAACGGGCTAGGATGTATCTTTCGGCCAAGAATAAGACCGAAAGCAATTCCGAACTTGAAAAGACCCGCAGCGAACTTGATGAACTAAAGTCCCAAATGGCCCTGCTTATGGCTCAATTGCCTCAAGCCGCTAAGGCAGAAGAAGCTCGCAGGCCAGGACGGCCAAAGAAGGAAGAAACGCATGTCGAGTACGATGCTCCAGTTGGTGACGCAAGTCACTAATGAACTTGGTATCCCAACGCCAGTTTCGGTCGCGGGGAACACCAATCAGGATGTTATCCAAATACTCGCATTG